GGTCGATGGTGGAGAGGTAATTTTTGTGGTGAGTGGAACGAAGTCGGATCTAATGTAACCGCTACATTATGCTATAAATGTGTTAACAAAGTAACTGAACCTCCTACATTTACTCCAAGATATAAACCAACAGGTCGACCAAAAGGTTGGCAGTGGATGAATGAATACGTTGATAAGGAAGGTAATGTATTCCATAAAGGTAAAGAGCAACCTAGTCTAAAAGGTACTTTACCAGCAACCATAGTAACAGGTAAGAAGTCAAAAAAACGTTTAAGTAAACGTGAGCGAGAATCTCAAAAAAGAACGCACATGGCAGAGTTGTATGATCTTAAAAAACGTTTAAAAAAAGTTACTCTCAAAAAAGATAAGAAAGCTATCGAAACAAGCATCAGAAAAATTAGTCGTAAATTAAAAATAAAATTAGTTTGATATTAATTTTATTTTTCGTATATTATACAATATGGATAAACTAATTTATACTCGTGGTACATATTCTAAAGAAATTCAGAAGGTTGAATTAGATGTAAATGAGAATGTAGATATACATGACTTTAAAAGAGTGTGTAAGCGATTAGCTTGTGCATTAGGATATGATAGTAATAGTGTTGAAGAGGCTTTCGAAGGTAAGACGAAGCCGTTTGATAAATTAAAACAAATAATAAAAGGTTAATATGGCTAGTAATATATACGGTAGTTACGAGGAACAAGAATCAAAAGTAAATTCAGCAGAAGAAGAAGTTTATTATGAGGATGATTTAGAGAAAAAACATCTTTATAAAGAGATTGAATTTGCAGTTGATGTAGAGGATAGTGTTGTCTATATAATAGGTGAGATAGAAGATTTTGGCTTATACGATTTTATGGTTCGTTGTCGTGCTATTATTAAGAATAGAGAAGAAGATGACAATTCACCTATAAACGTTATTATAGATTCAGTAGGTGGAGATGTATACGAGATGTTTGGTATGATAGATTATATTGAAAGTTTAGAAAAAAATAGTAATATTAAAATTAATACTATATGTAGAGGTAAAGCTATGAGTGCAGCTGCAATGATTCTAGCATGTGGTACTGGTAAACGTCTAGCAAGTAAGCGATCAACCATTATGATTCATGAAGGATCATCGATGCAAGCAGGTAAGTCATCAGATTTAAAAGCAGCTCATAAATATAATTCTCATCTTGAATCTATGGCTAACTCCATATTAGGTGAGAAAACAAACAAAGATAAAAAGTTTTGGTCAGAACAGTCTAAAACTGATTTATACTTATCAGCTAAAGATGCATTGAAGTTAGGTGTAATAGACGGAATAATAAATTAATATATGAAATTAAACGAAAAACAAATTATAGAAAACTGGAATGATTTACTCGGTAGGATAGATCACCAGTTTAAAGGTGATCGAAAAGATAGACTTATTGAAATGTACAAGCATTTTGAAGATAGAATGATGTTTGCTCCAGCTAGTTCTAGAGAGCATTATCATAATTGCTTTCCTGGTGGTTATGTTGATCATGTTCTACGTGTTATGGATTGTGCATTTGATTTATATAATTCCTGGATGATGCAGGGAGCACATACAGAGAATTATACAGTTGAAGAGTTAATGTTTGCAGCACTTAATCACGATTTAGGTAAGATAGGTGATTTAGATAATGACACTTATATACCTAATGAGTCAGAATGGCATAGAAAAAATCAAGGGGCATTATATACAGTAAATCCTAAAACTGAATTTAGTCTGGTACCTGATAGAAGTTTATTTCTATTACAACATTTTGGTATTAAATACTCTTGGAACGAGTTCTTAGGTATAAGGATACATGACGGTATGTATGAAGAAGCTAATAAACCTTATCTAGTTAGCTTTAATCCTGATTCTAGATTACGTTCTAATCTACCTTTAATACTACATCAAGCAGATATGATGGCTTCAAGAGTAGAGTGGGAAAGGTGGAAGCATGGTTCGAATGGCCTACATGGAACAAGAACTTTGACAGATGTATCTAAAGACAAAATGATGCAACATGTTGTTAAGAAAGAAGTAAATATCACTAAAACTAAACCTAAAAAAACACCCTCACCTACATCGCAACTTAATACAGGTTCAGATGCTAGTAAATTATTTGACGAGTTATTTGGATGATTTTAACAATAATAATATTATCTATAGCTTTAATCGGATCATTATATGCTAACTGGAATCTTTTACGTAACTTTGAGAAGAGTGAGGAATATATAGAAAATCTAGAATCGTGGGTTAAACGGTTTTCAGAAACTATAACAGATATGAACCGTGAGATTAAAAAAATAGATAACAAAGGATCATTTAGCTCTGATGATGAAGTAGGCTATTTCTTTAAGGAATTAAAAAAGATAATATCACAACTAAATAATCTAGGAGATAATGAATGATAAATTCACAAGCTACTTCAAGTATAACAATAGACTCATACCCTCTTAATGTTACTCAATTTTATGAATGGTATGGTAAATTTGAAGATAAAAGAAAAGCTACAAAGCAAAAAAAACGTCGTGGTTATTTTCACGAAGAAAATGAAAAAGCTATTGTAGCTTATAATAACGAAGAATCATTTCATTTACGCAACAAAGTATACACTCAACATATTCATAAACCGTTTATGAAGTTAGCTGAAAATATAATTCACACTTTTAAATTTTATTGCTTTGATGACCCGTATGTTGATGTTCAAGCTGAAGTAGTTGCATACTTAATTGAAAAGATAGATAAATATGATCATACTAAAGGTTCTAAAGCTTACTCATATTTCAGTATAGTAGCTAAAAATTATCTTATATATAATAACAATGAGAATTATAAAAAGATGAAGCAACGTACTACACTAGATGCAGTCGATCTCAAACGTAATATTACAAACGAGATAGTGCGTGATGAATATAAAGAAGCTAAAAAAGACTTTACTAATCAAATGGTTGAGTATTGGGATAATAATCTTAATGTAATATTTTCTAGAAAGAAAGATATTCGAGTAGCAGCTGCTATTGCAGAGCTTTTTAGACGTAGAGAACAGATTGAGATATATAATAAAAAAGCTCTTTATATACTAATTCGAGAAATGGCAGATGTTAAAACACAGTATATAACTAAAGTAGTTAATACTATGCGAAAGATATATAATGAAAAGTGGGAGGAATATCAGCACTCTGGAATGGTAACCTATAAAAACTCGGGCTCTATTGACCAAAACTCTAAATATTTCTAATTATTATATATGGATAAAGATAGTGAAATATTTAAAGGAAAGAGTTTTGCAGATATAGCAAAGGATTTATATGGTGCTTCCAAGAAAAAAGAATCTCAAATAAACTTACTTATATCTGAATTAAAACCATTTGTGCAAAACATAGGTGATGCAACCATTATAGTACCTTTAATAAAGGATTACCTTGAAGTAAGTGTGAAAAATGACGACCAGTTAGCTAAACTACTTGCAGTAGTACAGCGACTTATTGGTAATAATACACAGGGAGAGGGTGATTTTGGTATATCCGAGGAAGAGAAAGCTCAGTTATTAGATGAGTTAAACGCTATCGAAGAAGGTAATAAGAAGCTTAACGAAAAGGTTAAAAGTGTAAAAGATGGGGTATCAGAAAGTAAAATTCAATCACGGGACAGAAGCTAGGGTACAAACCGGGCCTTCAGGACCAGTCGATCAACAAACAGCAGAACTACAAAGTAGTCTAGAAGTTGCAGACTACCATATTGAACCAGCAGAGGTTATTGATATAATTCTTAATGCTGATCACGACAATTATGATTCTACAATTCCAGATCCAGAAGAACAGTTTGGCTTTATCAAAGTTAGAAGACTATTTTCAGATCAAAATATAGAAGATGAAGATAATCTACCATGGGCAGTTCCATTAACACGTAATATAAAACAGTATCCGTTAAAGCATGAAATAGTTTTAACAACCTCATACCTTAATAAACAATCAGTAGGTGACGCAGGTACTGAACAATTATACTACCATGATGTTATAAATATATGGGGATCTATTCACCATAATGCTTTACCATTTGTAACTATACCAAAGCCAAACGCAGACTCAGCTAACAAAAGTAAGATTGAAGAATATAAAGAGATAGGATTTGGTAACCCTAATATAGCAGGGGATGAAGGTGGTGATATTGAATATGGTGATACATTTAAAGAACAGCCTAAAATAAGACCAATTCAACCATACGAAGGTGATGTTACTTTTGAAGGTAGGTTTGGTCAGTCAATTAGGTTTGGATCAGCAGTTAAGAGCGAACCAGCTAATACGTGGTCGGATCCATCAACTGATGATCCAGCAGAACCTATAACGATTATACGTAATGGGCAAGACCAGGACCTTGAAGATGGTGGAGAGCATGTAATAGAGGATCCTAATTTAGAAGCTAGCTCAATATGGATGACTCGTGGACAAACAGTTCCTTTAACATTTGGTTCAACTAAATATGACGCGCTTTCTTTTACTGCAGGAACTAATACTGTAGGTGAAGATCTTACTGCACCTACTACTGATGATTTAATAGACGAAGAAGGTGAGCGTCAAGGTCAAATATTATTAACTTCTAATAGGTTAATTTTTAATAGTCGTGAAGCTGGTACCTACATTTTCGGTGGAGGTGGGATAGGCTTAACAACAGAAACAGATATAACTTTTGATGCAGGAGTTGAATTTTTAGTTGATACACCGTCAATATATCTAAATGCAACTGAAAAGGTAGAAATAGAAGCTCCACTTATATATCTAGGTAAATCACAGCAATCAGAAGATGATGGTGGTGTAGGAGCTACACAAGCTACTAAAGGTCACCCTCTAGTTTTAGGTGATGAAGATGATTTATGGAAGAGTACTTTATGTGATATTCTAGATGCTTGGCTTACCACACTACAGGGTGAAATTCACCCAACACCAGCTGGTCCATCAGGGCCACCTATACAAGCACCACAGTATGCTGGTCATCAAGCAGATATTGCAACATTAAAATCAACTCTAGCTACTAGCTACAGTGATACTGTGTGGGTGCAGAGAAACGGATAAATAGGAGATAGTATATGCCAGCTAATTGGGGAGGATTTACAGCAGCTATGAATTCATGGTTTTGTGGTAACGCAAGAGGTGATAGTGATGAAGAGTGGGAAGAAGCAGGAGCTCCTACTGCTAAAAAGATAGCGGATGAATATGAACTAGCAATTATTACTGCAGGTATCATTCCTTATAATAATTTATTAGCTAGTGGCTGGGTTAAAGCAACTATGGAGAGCGGTTGGAAAGCTTCCTTTGCACAGGTATTTAATTCAGCAAGTGTACCACCTGAAGGTTTAGATTTAGGTGCACCTAATTGGATGGCTGCAGCAACTGGTACAGTTAATGCTTGGGCAGCTGCTCAATATCAACCTGTACCACCACACCCTCCAACAGTAGCACCAGCTCCCGGTGTAACTCAATTAGATCCAGGACTTGGAGCAATACCAGGTCTTGCATCAACTATTAATGATGCATTTCATTCTAATAACTGTGGAGCTATAGCAGGAATACTTGTATCTGGATTTACACAGCATTTAACAATGATATCTGGACTGTACACTGGTTTAGTACCTACTCCAGCTGGTCCAGTACCAACACCTATACCATGGATGGGAGTTGCATAGAAATTTTAATCAATAAATTAAGATAAGTTATATTTATATATGATAAAGTATATTTAGAGGAAAATTATGTCTACAAACAAAATAGCACAAGTTATAAGAAAGATTGTTCGTGAAGAGGTACGCAAAGAAGTACGTCAAGTATTAAATGAGCAAAAAAATAAAAAAGTTACGTCTAATGATATGAAAAGTGGGTTAAAGCATGCTTTAGGTTTAGCTGATAGTATTGAAAGACGTTCAAGAAAACCTAAAAAACAAGTTGAGTATACGAAAAATAAAATGTTAAACGATATACTTAATGAAACTGCAGGTGAAATACAGTCAGGTAATTCATCTAGATTAACATCAGAAACAGGTGGATATGATACAATGGGTGGACAGGTATTAACTTCAAATAATGCTCAAACGTTTGATAGAAACTCTCTAGCAGCTAAACTAGGTTATGGAGATATGACTCAGACAGGAACTCCTTCAGTAGCGGAAATGATACCTACTACTGACGTACGAGGGGTAGCTAGTCATACAACAGATGTAGATCCAGGTGTAGCAAAAGCATTAACTCGTGATTATAGTGAATTAGTAAAAAAGTTTAAGAAATAATGTTAGATAAATTTGAAAGCGAAGATATAGCGTTAGGAATTGCCCTACCATTTGGTCCAGGTCAATCTAATTTTAAGCTAAACTATACAACTCTAGATCAAGCTAGAACTAATATAGTAAATTTGCTTTTAACACATAAAGGTGAACGATTTATGCAACCCGATTTTGGAACTAATTTAAGGCGATTTTTATTTCAACCTAACACTTCTAATACAGGTCAGCAGATACGAAACGAAATTATTAGTGCTATTAAATTTTGGTTACCTTATGTAAACCTAGAAAATATATCAGTTGATAGATCAGTAGAAAATATAGATCAATATAGAATAAATGTAGCATTAACCTTTTCAGTAACAAACGATATAACTAATTTTACTTCGGTAACATTTAAGTTTGCATCTGATGGAACAGTAGCAGTAATGAATTTGTAAAACATGGCATCAGTAAACGAAAAAATAGCTAAAGATATAAAATATACCGGTAAGGATTTTGCTACTATTAGAAAAAATCTAATAGACTTTTCAAAAACTTATTACCCTACAACTTTTAATGATTTTAATGAAGCGTCACCTGGTATGATGTTTCTTGAAACTACAGCATATGTAGGGGATCTATTAAGTTTTTATTTAGATAAGCAGTTTAAAGAAACTATGCTTCCTTATGCAACTGAAAGAAAAAATATAGTTGCTTTGTCACAAGCTTTAGGGTACAGACCAAAACAAGCTATAGCAGCTCAAGTTGATATAGATATATTTCAAACAGTACCATCTATAGGTGTTGGGAAGAATAACAAACCGGATTTTAGATATGCATTAGTTCTTGAAGCTGGTATGAGAGTTAAATCAACTAAAGGATCAACCTTTAGACGTGGTCTACCGGTAGACTTTTCAATATCTGGTTCACAATCACCAACTGAAATATCAGTATTTTCTACTGATGATACTACAGGTGAACCAACTTATTATTTACTACGTAAGCGTGAGTCGTTTGAATCCGGTAATACGGTAACTCAAACATTTACATTAGGTGAAGCACAACCATTTTTGCAATTAGCATTATCTAATACTAATGTTATAGAAATAATTAAATGTACAGATTCAGATGGCAGAGAATGGTCAGAAGTGCCATTTCTAGCTCAAGATACAGTATTTAAGCAAATACAAAACAATCAATACAATGATCCAGAACTTACCGACTATAATGCAGAAACGCCTTATTTATTAAAACTTAAAAAGACTTCAAAACGATTTATAACTAAAGTTAGAGAAGATGGTAAAACAGTTCTTGAATTTGGATCTGGTACATCAACTAGACCGGACGAAGAAATAGTTCCTAACCCTCTTACTGCTGGTTCTAATCTACCTAGCGCTACACCTCTCAGTAGAACATTTTTAGATCCATCAAATTTTATGTATACTAAAGCATATGGTGAAGCACCTTCCAGTACAACCTTAACTGTAGAATACACTATAGGTAAAGGTGTAAAAGATAATGTTCCATCAAGCGATATTACTGATATAGACTTAGTCGGATTCTTAACTGATGGAGGCGGGTTAGATAATACTGCATATAATAATGCAAGAAATTCTCTAGCAGTGGTTAATCCTACACCTGCTCAAGGAGGAAAAGGTCCTGAATCGATAGAAGAAATAAGAAACAATGCACTAGCATTCTTTAACGCTCAAGGTAGGGTAGTGAGTAAAGAAGATTATATGATAAGAACTTTAACTATGCCTTCACAGTACGGTTCAATAGCTAAAGTGTATGTTACTCAAGATGAGAAATTAAATACTATTAATAATGTTAACAGGTTAGCTAATCACTCAGCAGTAAATTTATATACGCTGTCTTATAATTCAAACAAACAATTAGTAAAAACTAACCCAGCTACTAAAGAAAACATAAAGAATTATTTAGCTCCTTATAGGCTGTTAACCGATTCAGTAACCCTTAAAAATGCATTTATTATAAATGTTGGGCTAGATTTTGAAATTATTACTTTACCTGGTTTTAACAGTAATGACGTACTTATAAAAGCTATAGACGCACTAAAAGAATTTTTACATGTAGACGGTATGCAGATAAATCAACCTATTATACTTGCAGATGCATATACTAAATTAGCATCTATTATGGGAATACAAAGTATTTCTAGTATTAAGGTTTTTAATTTAAGCAATGCACAAGACGGTTATTCTGGTAATATATATAACATAGATCAAGCAACCCGCGGTGGTGTAGTTTATCCATCTCTAGATCCAAGTATATTTGAAGTTAGGTTCCCTAACTCTGATATTAAAGGTAGAGTAGTTTCTATATAGGAGATGATGAATGATTAAATCAATATTTGCAGAATCAGATAATACAATATATGAAAAAACATCAAGCTTAAACGCTGGTGTAGATTCTATTCTAGAGCTAATGAAAGTTTCATCATCAGCTGGAATCTTTAACTCTAGAATAATACTTAAGTTTAATTTAGATCAGGTTAGTTCCTCTATTGCAGAAGGTGATATATCAAAGAGTTTAAGCACACCTAAGTTTTATTTAAACTTATATCAAACAGAAACTCAAGAAGTGCCTTTAGAGTATAAGCTAACTGCGTACCCTATATCTCAATCTTGGTCACCTGGTGAAGGTAGAAAACTAGACCCAGTAGCTTTAAACAAATTTGATAACATTGGATCCTCTTGGACATATAGGAATAAGACTTCCCCTACTACGGCAGATGTTCCTGCTAGGGATACGCAGTGGACATCTCAATCCTTAGCTGAAGGTTCAGCTATGATATACTCAAGCGTTACTGGTGGTGGTACTTGGTATACTACTCACTACGGTACTCAGTCATTTGAACATGAATCTGCAGATTTACGAATGGATGTAACACCGGTAATTAATAAAATTCTTTCTACTAAAGGCGCTAATGGTAAGTATATTAATGATGGTATTATATTATTAAGATCAGGGTCACAAGAAACTAATGCAACTAAATATGGTAAAAATTCATTCTTTTCAAGAGAAACAAATACAGTATATCAACCTAGACTTGAAGTAGTTTATGATGATTCTACTTTTGTTTCTGGATCCTTATCTGAGCTAACTTCAGAACAGAGTGTTGTATATTTAAAAAATTTAAAGCACGAGTATAATAGAAGGGAGATTCCTAAAATACGAGTAGTAGGTCGTGATAGATATCCAACTAAAACTTTTGCAACTTCTTCAAATTTTAAAACTATAAAATATTTACCGACGTCATCTTACTATGCAGTTAAGGATGCAATAACGGATGAATTTGTTGTACCATATAGTAGCTTTGGGACTAAATTGAGTTGTGATTCAAATGGTAATTATATTAAGCTTGAAATGAATTCATTTATGCCAGAACGATATTATAAGATGTGTTTTCAAGTTACACAATCTGACTCGTCAGTAGTAGTTTATGATGAGAATTTTTATTTCAAGGTTAATAGGTAATGGCAGTCAATAAGAAAAATACTGGTGGGTTAAAGCGAGCTAGACGTATAGCTAATGCAAACAAAACTCCTATCGAAAAAGCTCAAACTTTTATAGGAAAAGAAGTTCCTGTATTTCCTGTTGATGTAAAACCTGTACCTAGACCAACCCCTCAACCGGAATCACCTGTTAGGACACCAGGTAAAGAGCCAGCGTATATATCACCGATAAAAGATGGTAAACCCAATCAGGAATATATACGTACTATACCACCTCCACCTCCAAAGCCGGAGCCGGGAAGACCACTTCCAGAATCACCAATAAAGACGGTAGTAGATAAGATAATAGAAGATTCTAGAGAGATAGTTAAAGAGATTGAAACTAAAACTGATCCACAAAGGCCACCTGTAGTACCTCAACAAGATATTGTAACACCACCACCTGCTATAACTCCAACAGAAATATTATTAGAGAATCAAAAAAATTGTGAGAAGGATGTAGAAATACCAAACATTAATATAGTTAATGAGTTTAATCCTGTAATTGATTTGTCATCTAATGCATCTGCAAGTGCAGCAGTAGTAGTTGAAGCACCAAGGTTAGGTTGTACTGATCCTGATGCTATAAATTATGATCCAGCAGCCCGTATTGATGATGGTTCGTGTAAATTTGAACCTGTAGAAGAAGCGGAACCTATAACTACAATAACCGAATCACCTAAAACTCCAGTTAATATACCACCGGTAACTCCGTTTGTAGATTCACATGGTACAGTTTTATTTGAAGTAGAGAGGGAATTAGTTGATCAGACTGAAAATTCAGATACACCTGGTATAATATTACTATCTAACGGTGAAGAAATAACGGCTGATCTTGAATTAGTTGATGAAATCGACAGACCAGCTCTGGATGATAGTGATTTAATATTTACAGAAACAGAAAAAGAAGTAGCTGAACGTACAGCTATACGTAAAGAAGTTGGTGGGGAGCTAGCTAACGATAATAAGTTAGCATCTGAACAAGATATAGTTCTGATAGGAGATAGGGAGAGTATCAAAGAAAATCTTGTTAGAAATAATAGAGGTGTAATAGTATTGTCGGCAGATAAAAATCCTAAACTACCGGTGAGCTTACAAGGACAATCATTTAATTATAAGCAGTATAAAAATACTATAGATACAGAATTTTCTGAGCTATTAGGAAAATTATAATATGGCGTTAAATTATAAAAATATAATAGATATAAATTTAGCTCAAGGTACTTCGAGAGCTCAATACTATACAGAAGAGGATCTAACTTTAATGAATCCTTTATCTGGGTATCTACAAAATCCAGTATTTGGAGAAAGTTCTTTTGATCGAGTTGAGCTTCATGTTTACGATACAGATAACAATCACTTATTTTCTGACCATAGAATTACTGACTGGTCAGTAGATACAGATAAAGAATTAAAACCTCAAATTCAATTATCCTTAAATAATAATATAACTGCAGCTGGGTACGATTCAGGAGTATTCAATATAGTTTATAACTTTCACCGTGATGCAGTAGGTAAACCAGTAGGACCTAAATTTAAAATACACGCTATAAGTCCAAGTAGAACAGAAATAAGAATAATACCAACCTTCCAGGAAGATGACGACTTAAATCAAGGAGCTGAACTTGAAGAATTCTATTCAAGGTTAGACAGACTGTTTAGAACATCAGGTACAAATAATAATCAAGGTAACTTTGCTGCTATACCAAACAACCCTTTATGGACTCAATTACAATTAAACCTCGGTCATAACAGGATATTTACAATAGCCGCGTGGGTAATAAACGATATATTTCCACCTGATCCAGATGTACCTAATAGTATGTTGATTAAGTTGTATGAACCTTTACCTACTGAATTTAAACCAAAACAACAAGGATGGGTAGTAGCTGAAGCAACTCAACCAATTATTGAAAAGGTTATTTTAGATAAATCTTTTTCAATAACTGGAAACTCTATTGCTGGACCTAATTTTGATCTATGTCTTGATACAGCTCCTAGAGTTCAAACCGGGTATAAGAGCTATAATAATATACTAGGTGGTGATAGTGATATAAAAACTGAACTCCAAAATAATATGAGCTCAAGCCTTGATGGTGTAAGCTTAAATATAGACTATTCAGTATTAGAAAATTATGTACACTTTAGCTCTGCTGAACAGCGAGTAGAAAATTTTATTTATAAACTCAGGCAAATACATCAATTTGATGAAGCAGTTCGTAAGTATAACTATAGTGAATATTCAACTTCAGATGTATACGTTTATGAATATACAGGTTCACACGGCTCTACATATGTTAAGCAATATCAAAAACGGTGGGTTGATAAAAAAGTAAAATTAATAAACGAATTTGACAGTTTCGAAAAGTGGTTGTATTTTGAGAGTGGTTCCAACAGTCACTTTAAAACTACTACTGGTTCACGAGGAGGTGGAATTCATGATTGGTCTAGATCAGCAATAACCCCATTCCCTAAATTATCAGGATCATTTAAGAATGATTTATGGACTGAAGATTATCATAATTGGAGCTTGGATCAATTATTTGACTGGGCGGTACACAGTATATTTATACCTGGACCTAACTATGAATTACTTCACGTAACACATAGTAAATCAACCGACTGGAAAACTACCACAATTGCATCAGCTAGTGCATATGACAAACAAAATAATAATATACTTCGAAAAACAGTACCTGAATTTATATCAGATACAGGTAAAGATTCTAACGAGACATATATACGATTTTTAGATATGGTTGGACAAGCTCACGACGTACAGTGGACTTATGCTAGACATTTAACTGATACTTCTAATCGTTTTCATAACCAAAATTATGATAATAGGACCGGTATTTCAGATGATTTAATTTACCATGTAGGTAAAAATTATGGTATGGATTTATTAGATGGTGATCCTAATCAAAACTTATGGTATTATAAACTCGGCAAAAATGATAGTGGTATACGTCTGCAAAACAACCCTACTAGTTCAATAAAAACTTTAACAGCTAACCAGAGAAAATCTGAAGTTTGGAGACGTATAGTTAACAACTTACCATTTTTATTGAAGGCTAAAGGAACACCAGCAGGTGTCAGAGGGTTAATAAATTGCTACGGTATACCAGAAGATATATTACCAGTTTATGAGTATGGGTCTAGTAAGAAGAGTAGACAAAAAACGCTGCATAAAGAGCAGAGATTTAACTACTGTTTAAATTTTAACTCTAGTCAATCAATTGCAACATCATGGGGACCTCATCAAGGTACGGTAGGTACAGTGACTAGTAGTGCAGTAACACCTAACGCAGTAGAGTTTAGAATCTGGCCAAGTCCTAGTATAGGTAATGGTGTATCAACAGCAGGTCAATACAGTCAATCGCTTTGGCAAGTAAATGATAAGGTAGGTATAGTACTTCATAGGAGCCATTCAGTAGATAAAAATAGGTTAGGTAAACAAATCGGTATTACTCAAGATGGTTATTTTAGTTTAGTAATATCTGGTTCTGATCAATACATTTCAGCAAGTACACCTATAGTGAGAGCATTTGAATCAACTAATGAGAAAGAGGATGGTAGTGGATGGTGGACCGTACTATTAAATAGAAAAAATACACAATCTACCCCCCACAGAGCATATGGAGCTTATCATTCAAGTAGTAAGTATGAGTATGAACTAACCGCAGTTAGAGCAGGTTATGGGACTATTGATCAAGCCGTTTCATGCAGTATTAAAGTAACAGGTAGTAGAAGTTATTTTTCTGCATCATTAAACTCATCATGGTCAGGTAGTTTAGAATCTTCTGTAAAAGCTTATTTTGGTGGTTATGTTACTCAAAGTACATCAAAGTATATTGGTCAACATGGTCATGGAAAAACCTTTTCTGGAAGACATTTCGGTCACCCATTTAACGGTTCAATGCAAGAGCTTAGGTATTATGCAAACCCAATATCGTTAGATACATTACGTGATCACGCACTCGCACCAGAATTATATGCTTCAAATAATGGCACCGAAACATTTAATGAGTTACTATTACGTTTAAATTTAACTCAAAAAGCAAACCATTATTCAGCAAGTAGAGGGCTACCAGAGACTGGTTCTTCAGTTAATATAATAAGTAAACACCCTGATCAAAGATCAAGCCGTACTTTTTGGGATAAAAGTAATTTATTTCCTCTTACCGGTTCAGCAACTAATTACGCTGATAAAGAAGATTACGGTTATTCAGACGAGACATATTATATCAATACACCGGAGCTAGGGCCGAACAATTATACAAGTAATAAAATAAGACGTCAAGAAAATAAATTAATGCGTCACTTAAGTTCTGAAGCCCGAGCAGAAGCACCAGCTAGTGAGAAGTTTGCGTTAGATAGTAATAATTTAGGTATATATTTTTCACCTACTGATCAAACTAATAAAGATAT